GTGGAGGCAAGACAAGGCGTCGTGTACGTGCTTCGAAGTTGTCTTCGGCTCTTAAGAGCTGCAAGCGCATCTTTGATGCTCCGTGCACTACGTGTGATCACGATAGGGGCCAAGCGGCCAAGGAAGAGTGGGCTGACCGGATGGGTCGGGACGTTGAGCCTGTTGATTGCGGGTGGTCGTATGACCCCTATTGGCTGCTCAGACGTCACGTCCGGTCTCTCGCTCACGGTTGGGGAGAGCGTTTGGAAAACGCTCGAAAAGAGTGTGTAGAAGGGGGAATTAGAAGAAGTGAGAGTGGTGTTTACGTTCCTGACCAGCAGGGGTGTTTTGAAATGACTCAGGGCGAGGGAGGTACGCTTTCGGCGGATCCCTCTAAGTGCTCCCAGGACGATTCTCTCGTCAGACTGGGGGTAGCCAAGACTAAAGGAAAGCTTCGTGTTGTCACGATGCAGTCCGCCCGTGTTAAACGGGTCCTGACTCCTGTTCACAATGCCCTTTATGACCACCTGTCTTCCTTTGGATGGTTGGTCCGTGGGAACGTAAGTAAAGAGGACTTCTTGAAGGTCATCAACGATCGTCGTGAAGGTGAGGCGATAATTAGTGGAGATTACGAGTCTGCCACTGATCGCATTTACCTTGAGGCGGTCGACGCCGTGATTGATGAGCTTTCGAAGGATGCAATGATGACGGAGAATGAAAGGACGGTGTTGAGAGGATCTTTCAACAATCTCAGATGGTTGAATCCTCACACCGGGAATATATACCCTATAAAAAGGGGCAGCATGATGGGGAACCTCGTAAGTTTCCCTTTGCTCTGCCTCTTGAACAAGGCGTGTTTCGATATCGCCAGCGATATTTCCCGAGGTTGCGGGGCCAATAGAGTGGGCCGGTTTAACGGCGACGACTGCGTCTTCGCAGGTGATCAGAAGTTCTTTTCCCTCTGGAAAGAGGTGACTGGGACTTTTGGACTTTGTGTTAATGTTGAGAAGACCGGCTACTCTAACATCTCGGCGGATTTGAACTCTCAGAGTTTTTTTATCCGTCGGGGACAACTCGCTCCAAAACCCGTTCTTTCCTTCTTCAGACCTTGCAGGAAGGAGCCCGGATGTCTCTTGACAGAGGTGCTCGATGGCATTTCGACTTTTCGCGGGGAGGTTAAGGCCTTCGTCGTGAATTGTCTGATGCGTTTCGAGATCGCCGCTAGGCAGATCGACTTGTCGACTCTGTCTAAGAGAGAGTACCGGCTCCTTTCCAAGAAGTCTTGGTTTCGTCGCGCCCTTACCGATGGGCCGGCACCCACCATTAAGAAAGGTGTAAACCGTAGTGTTGAAATGGTAGTCGGGCCGCCCCCAAAGGCTTCCCTCTATCCTATCTTCGACATTATGGCTAAAGACGTCGCCTGTGACGTAGTCTCGAGATGGACGGGTGTTCCCGTTAAACCTGAAAAGGTATCCATCGACTATGCTTCATATCGCGAGCGGTCTTCTCAGGCACCTTCCTATCAACCTCCTTCCTTCCGCCAACTAGTAAGAGGACCAAGGAAGTGGTCATTCGTCTGGCCTAGGCCAGTCTATGATCACTTCAAATCCTTTGGTGATCGAGTGTTTGTTACCGAAAACGCTCGCAGATCCCTATGGATCGACGACCATCCTTGTCTCCATGTTACCATGGAACTTGTTCGGTCCCGGTTCGTACGGGGGGCTCGAAACTTTAGGACTTATTTTGGTCCTCCTGCATCTCTCTCTCCCCTCTCCCTCCCACAAGTCAATCTTGGCTTCGCCTGATAGTGCTGCGCAAGGCTATCTAGCTGGGAGATGAGTTCTATTAGTTGGGATCAATTGTCCGGATCCCTCAGGAATATCAGTGGAATACCCGTAGTGGTTAGTCAATGAATTCCTTTTTCGGCGTGTCGTGCGACATGCTTCTGTTTAAACCTACAACTAGGTCTCGATGCCTACGCTTCGCAAAGCGGGTATGATGGGAATATCGGGCTGCGATAGCGGCCCGCCCACCCCCACTCGGAAGAGTTGAGGCGACCATCTTGGTATCCTAGGTACAGAAGTGTCTACAAATGGCATGGTGAATTCGGAGTGTCACTGCAGCTTTAATAGCGGGTTAGTAACATTGGTTCATGAGGGTGAAAGTAGTCGATGAGTGGTGGGGCTTGCTCCACGGCGGCAAAAACAATCAGCCGTAGCTAATAGCGCTTGTCGCACATGTGAAACCAGCCTTGAGCCAGACTTCTAGGTCATGACCGGACCAAATCGCTGCATTGCGGCGATCCGGCACCTACTCCAAGAGAGAAAAGAAGAGCCCCTTCAAGGGGGGGTAGTTAACGCGAAAGCGTGGTAGCGCACAGGGTCCCGCCC